CCAAACGGGACGTTTATCACCTTCCTTATCCATCCATCTAAGCTCATCTGCTGTTCCTCCTACTCTTAATCCTGTAGAAGTAGTCTTAACCCAAGAGAACTCCTTAACAACACCATCTTCATCTATCTCTTCAATAGCTTTATGTACTGCACTTCCTATAAAGGAAGCTAATCCTACTTCCTTATCAGACTCCTCTGTAGTATCCTTCTCTGTATGCAGCTTAGCCCATAGTTGAGCAGTAGGCATACATAAATCTGTAACACTTAAGTCACAATCCTTAGGTCTATAAGTACTCTTCAACCACTTCTCTTGTACTGTTTTACTCATCTAAAACCCTCTCCTTATATAACTCAAGATAATGAATTGCTTTATTTATATCTTGTTTCCTAGACTCTTTATCTCTTAGAATGTACTTCAATACATTACCTAAATAATAATCTAACCCATACTCATCTATGATGTCTAATGGTTGTATGTTATGCTTCTTATAATGGTCTCCTCCTACTTGCTTAGAAGAAGCACAATAACCACTATCATCAAACGGTAGTTCACCATCTTTAACATCTCTATAAATGTTCATGTTTTCTCTCTCCTTTAACCTCTGTTGTATAAAACCAATAGGTCTGTAGTACAGCGTTCCATACTACACCTAAACATATAATAGTCTCTAGCACTTAACGAAATCCTCTAACATAAACTTATGTTCCTCAGGTAGCTTAGCAAATATTTCTCTAGCTAACTCTCTAATCTCCCATAAAGCAGCCTTATCTGTTCTAAGACTCAGGAAATTCTGTAAGCTTCTCATATTGATAGTCCATACCAATGATGTTTTATATGCTTCTGGTAGCGCATACTTAACTTTGTCAGATGGTTTACCTAAAGATAGTAGATATTTAACATCTTCTAAGTGTCTCACTATAACTTCGTCTATTTCATCATCACCAGTAGATACTACAAATACCCCTAAGTCATTAGCTTTAAGTAGTTCCTTTAATGTATAGCGTGTACTCTTCACACTTATAGAGGCTATTCTATGTCTTGCATACTCTTGTAGTAATGCTCTTGATATTTCATCTATCTCAAATGTATAGTTAATATGTTCAAGAGTAGAAGAATGTTTAAACTTATTTCCTACTCTATACATACGCTCCTTAGGTTTATCTGTCTCTTTATCCCAACACTTACCAATAGCTTTATCAGCTATATCTAAAGGTGTTGCGTGTAGTAGTTCTACTCTCATACTCCTAGTATCTCCTCAATTCTCTTCTCAGGATTAACAAACTCTTTATGTTTTATAATCTTACCATTTTCATCCTTAGCTGTACCTTTAGCATCATTAGCATCTGCTACTACTTTAAGAATATCATATACTTTATTCAGGTCTCCACCTGTTGCCTTAGCAATAGTACCATGTGCAACAAAAGATAAGTCTGCTGCTGCATCAACCATCTTAACAATATCACCTTCAATTACTGCTTCTAAGAACTCATCTAGTTCTTCCTTCAGCATAAGATACTCATTACGAGGGTTAAATTCTAAATTATCTCTTTCCATATTCCATCTAAACACTCTGTAAATAAAATCTCTATCCATCATATATCTCCTCTATATGTCTTTTTATGTAGTGACCCTAGTCCTACATCCTATTTCTTATTTCTAGGCTTTCTAGTAGCCTTAGAATTACTCTTACGCATACTTAAGACAATTTCTTCTAGCTTATCCAGTTCTACTTGTCCTTTACCATACTTCTTTTCATACTCTACCATAGCTTTACTAAGCTCAGTAGGACTCATCTGTTCCATCTATAATTTCTCCTTAATGACATTCTGCCCAGTTAGCTCCTTTCTTAGCTTCACTATGTATAGGCATCCTTATACCTAAGTTAGTGCCTGCTTCTAAAGATGAAGACTCTAGTATTTTCATAAGCTCATCTGCATCATCAGGATGTACCTCAAATTGTAGTTCATCATGTATCCATCCTAGTTGATTACATCTGATCCCTCTATCTTGTATATGTTTATGTGATACTCTCATCCATTCTTTAGATATATAACTACCTAAAGATTGTAGTAGTACATTCAATGCTGCATGAGGACTTCTTACATGAAGTCTCCTACCAGTAACACCTTTTAAGTACCCTCTCTTAGCAGCCTTAGCTACTCCATCTCTTAAAGTCTTAAGTGCAGGTAGACCCTTTAGAAATTGATTTTTTAATTTCCTACCGACCTTCGCATCTTTTCCGACAATTAAGCCTATCTTAGCATCACCTGCGCCATACAAAAATCCATCCTTTATGTTCTCAATACACCGCTACTTGTATTGACGGGTCTTACCCTGCTACATATTTCTATGTAGAGCGGACTATATCATCACCTTCAACTTTACTTGCTAAGGTGGAGGGCGCTTCGAATACCCATCACTTGTATCCTACTTCCTTTCGGAATAGTCTCTGCACCTTCCAACAGTCTCATTCACTTACATATTCAGCAGCTTTACGTAATATAGCGGCATTATCTTGAAGCAATCCTAATGCCCTGTTACAATTATGACACAACAAACCACGTACTTTTCCTGTTTTGTGACAATGGTCTACAACAAGTTTAAGTTTATGATGCTTACCCATTATAAAGCCTTCTCCTGCACATATAGCACAACGTCCGTTCTGCTTTTTTAACATTAGTACATAGTCATGGTATGTTATCCCATACGACCTACGTAAATAGGCTGTAGTAATACCTATATCCTTACACACATCAGAACAATACAACTCTGATGGTGCGTTAGGTGTAAAGTATTCTCCACATTCTTTACAAGGTTTATCTTTAAAATATCCTTGTGGGTACTTATCAGCTCTCGCAGTCTGTTGTTCTTTTGTTCTGTTATGCGCACTAAATCTATACATAAATTTTCTCCTTAACTGTTGGCTTGGCTCAGGATTAACTACAACATCACTTGTTTAGTCCTCCCCTGAGTTCACCCTCTTATTGCCCTACTATTTCTAGTAGGCTATCCAATCTCTTAGACAAATGTCTTCGCATTATCTCTAGTAGGGAGTCCAGCTGCTTCTTGATTTACTACATGAATATCACCTTCTAAAATCTCTTTAGCATATTCACCTTTATCATGTGGGTACATATAGTGTGCTAGGCATCTTAACTCTACACCAGATAAGTCACACCCTACTTGTATCCATCCTTTCTTAGGTTTAAATAGTGACCTAGACTCTACCCCTTTGTACTTGTCAACTCTAGGTACTTGAGCTAAGTTAGGGTTACTGTGTGTAGCTCTACCTGTAACTGTTCCTAGTAAATCTACAGAGTGGTGTATTTTATTAGCTCTCTCAAACTTTAGCCAAGCTTTAGGACCTTCTGCTAATTGTCCTAATAACTTATTCACCTCTAAGTAATGTAATAAAGGCTTAGTAAAAGGTTCATTTTTAAACATAAGTCCTAATGTCTTAGCGTCTGTCTTAGGATTACCTTTATCAGTCAGTAACCAATTCTGTTTACCTAGTACTCTCTCTATCCAGAATACTACATGATTACTTGAACCAGGATTAAACTCAGTTAGTACAATAGGTTGATGAATACCTACAGTAGATATGCCTAACCTTCTAAAAGGTTTCTTTGGTGTAATAGGCTTACCTTTAGGTATAAGTCTAGGACTAAATGTTTTATATAGTTCTTGTTCAGCTATCTCTTTCTCTTCCATAAGTTCTATATGTAGTTCTCTAGCTTTAGGAGTATCAAACTCCCAACCATTTAAGTGTTGCTCTACTAAGATTTTTTGGACATCTTGTTCAATCTCCAACGCTTCTTTAGGCAACCACTTTGACCTTCTTTTAAGATGTGTATAGAGTGTATCTGTGACTTTGACATCTTGGATACAGTAGTCTTCCATCTCTTTGGTGTATTTACTCCAATCATTATAGCTTCCTTTATATACTCCTAATCTCTTACCATACGCATCTAATGAGTAACTCCAACCATCTTTATCGTAGTCGACAAGTTTAGCAAGGAGTAGAGTATCAACAAAGGTACACCCACTATCATAGAGGTTAATACCAGTAAGCTTATGTAGAGCAGGTATATCGTACCCAAGAATATTGTGCCCCACCAGTACATCACCTGTACTAAGGTACTCCACCATCTCTTTAGCATCTCTGAATATTTCAAACTTCTTTTTCTCCTTCCAATAAACTACTCCTACCCAAAATTTAGATACATCAAGGAGTAGTCCATCTGTTTCTATATCCCAAATCAAGGTCTTCTTAACAGAACCTGCCATATTTATCCCTTTTATACAGCCCGTCAGCTATAGCTCTTCTAGTATTTTCTTTATGAGATACCCATTCTATATTTTCTACACTATTATTACTTTTATCATTGTCTAGATGGTCTATATGTGGTAGGTTAGCAGGATTATCTAGAAAAGCTTGTCCTACTAATCTATGTATATACCTTCTATAATATTTATCACCGCCCCATAGTACTACGGTGTGATATCCTTGCTTTGTAACAAAGTGTTTTACTTCTTTATTTTTACTTTTATGAGATATTACTGTGCCATCTTCATAAATACTGTACCTATCTTCAAAATTCTGTATAGGTTTCAGCAACAAACCCTTCTTCGTTGTAGTCTTCATAATCTAGTAATCTCCCTTCATCTTTGAAATATTTAACTGCTCCTGCTAGACCTGTCTCACCTGTGTATCTATTTTTTAAAATCCTCACCTTACCTACATTACTTTCATCATCAGATTGTTGGTCTCTTTCAAGAGCTATAACTCCATCAGATAACTGGGCTATAGCTCCTGAACCTCTTAAGTGGCTTAAAGTAACTTCATGGCCATTTTCAAACCCTTTATCTCCTTGAGCCCTACGTAAATGAGATATAATAATTAAACCTACATTAGTCTCTTCAGCCAAGCTTCTCAGAGCTGTCATAAGATTATCTATAGCTACTCTTTCGTTATCTCCATTTGTGCCCCCAGATATTACAATAGAGATATGGTCTAGAAATATAAAGTCCACTCCTGCTCCTACAGCTAAGAAACGTAATTTACTAAGTAGAGAGTCACTATCTAATGAACCCCAATGGTCGTAAAAATAAATACTATCAGTATCTATTACTTCTGCATAAGCTTCTTTTAGCTTATTT